ATCGCCCTGTAATCGAAAGCGTTGATGCCGATGATCTCATCGTCAACAATGCCGCAACCGATCTGAAGAACGCGACGCGAATCACGCACCGTTCCTTCATGCGTCCATCGACCGTGAAGCGCCTGCAGATCCTCGGTGTTTATAAGGACATGGACCTCAGCCAAGCTCAGGCTCCTAAGCTCGATGCCGTGCAGCGCGAGAAGAACGCGCAGCAGGGTATCCAGCCCGATGGCATGCGCCCAGAAGACCGTGATCGTGAGATCTATGAGTGCTACTGCGAGCTAGACATCGAAGGCTACAACCATCGCTGGAAGGGCAAGGAGAGCGGTCTTGAGATCCCTTACCGGGTCACGATCGACGTAAGCTCAAAGCAAATCCTTTCTATCGTTCGCAATTACGACGAAGACGACAAGCAGCTACCTGAGCCTCGCGTGAACTTCGTAAAATATACTTTCGTGCCGGGGATGGGGTTCTATGATATCGGACTGCTTCATATTCTTGGCAATACGACCAACGCTATTACTGCTGCGTGGCGTGAGCTACTTGATGCTGGGATGTATTCCAACTTCCCCGGGTTTCTCATGTCAGACGCTGGCGGGCGTCAGAACACAAATATATTTCGCATCCCTCCGGGCGGAGGTGCGCTTGTTAAAACTGGTGGTCTCCCTCTCAGCCAAGCCATAATGCCCCTGCCCTACAAGGAGCCATCAACAGCCTTGATGAGCCTTGTGCAGGACATGGCGACAACCGGCATGCGCATTGGTGGCACGTCAGAGCAGCAGGTCGGTGAAGGCCGTGCTGATGCTCCTGTCGGTACCACACTTGCGATGATCGAGCAGTCCGAGAAGGTGATGAACGCCGTGCACAAGCGCATGCATGCATCGCAGGCTGAAGAATTCCAGATGTTGGCTCGCTTGTTCAAGGAGCATCCAGATAGCTTCTGGCAGAAGAACAAGAAGCCTGCCATGCCTTGGGACGAAGCCATGTTCCTGAAGGCGTTGGATGACTGCGACCTTGTGCCGCAGGCAGATCCTAACACAGCCAGCCATGGTCAGCGCGTGATGAAGATCATGGCACTGAAGCAATTGCAGGCCGGCAACCCAGCTTTGTATGATCCGATCGCGATCGACGTTGCAGCATTGCAGGCGATCGGTTGGAGTAATCCGCAGCAGTTCATGGTGCCGACTAATTCTCTCCAGCAGAAGACCCCACCAGAGGTCGAGGCTGAGATGGCCAAGATCCAGATCAAGAAGCAGGAAGCAGATGCCCGCACGATGGTTGCGCAGGCAGATGTCGCCGAGATCCAAGCCAAGATCCAGTCTGGTGCTTATATCCCGAGCCATATGACGGAAGATAAGTCTGCGAATCATCAGATCGATACGCCTGTCGATAAGATCGACGCACATGCCCGCATGCTTTCAGCGCAGGCTAAGGTGCGTCAGATCGGTATCCACGAGCAGGAAGTGGCAACAGAGGGCCACAACCGTGCGATGGATCGTCAGAGCCGTGAGCGCATCGAGCTCCTGAAGCTGGCTAAGGATCTAACCATGCACCCGCAAGAAGCTCCCGTTATAGCTGCAGCGACAAAGCCTGCGAAACCTGAAGGACAATAATCATGGAAGAAACTGCGAGCCAGCGTGCTGTTAGAATTGCAAAGTTGAAAAGCGATCTTGCTCAGGTTGATAAGGAATTCCCTGAAGAGAAGCCCGCCTCGTATATGTCTAATTCTCCATGGCAGTTGAGCCGTCAGGCCCCGGTCAAGGGTCTTAATGATCAGGCGACAGCCAGTCATGAATCTATTTTCGGGCCAGCGATTGCCAATGCGAAGTGGCTCGCAGAACAATCAACCTCTGCCCGCAGCCCTAATCCATATCTAGCAGGTGTAACGCCACCTGCGGCACATGCTGAACCTGCGGCACCTGCGGCACCGATAGAGCCTCCGCATGGGTTCCATGGCAACGCAGTAGATACTTTGCCCATCTTTGCTCAGAAGAGCGTAAACAATCAGCCCGGTGCTGGTGTTAGCGGCATGAACCTTTTGTCTGATGCGCAGCAGGCAACATCAGCAGCTAATCCGCAATTCAATCTTAACCCCAATGCCTATCAGGGCAACGCATCGACGCAGTGGTCCAGCCCTGTCGCTCAGTTGGCTCCATCCGTCGCACCTGCTTTGGCTGTTGCGCGACAAGCTACAGCAGCACCTGCCGCTGCTCCGCAGGCAGCGCCTGCTCAAACACCAGCCACAGCACCTGCTCCGCAGGCAGCAGCACCTGATGCGCGTCAGGAGACGCCTGAAAGCCTCTGGGAGACTTATAACCAGTCTAACAGCCCGGCTGACTTCCTCCGTGCCAGCAATGCGTCGCAGGGTAACTTCGCGCATGGTGGCTCGGTGCCTGATGATCACCCGATCGTGCAGCGTGCTATGCACTTGGTCCGCAATTTCCTCATGAACGGGTAATACCATTATGAACCATGCTAAGGCAGCACGTCATGCTTTGATGATCGCTAAGGGGCCAGCTACTGTGCCCGGCATGGTCAAACTAACGCAGCCGGGTCATCCCGGTGGTATCCGTAAGCTTCCGCTTGCTCGCGAAGATGGCGGTGGGGTAAATTATATTCCGCCGGAGGATCCGCAGCGTGCTGAGAATCTCGAGAAATTTAATCCTATTAAGGATGAACAAGGTAATCCAAAAGTCTTATATCATGGGACAACTGGAGACTTTTCTAAATTTTCCAATGTCATGGCGGGTTCATCTACTGGTGCAAATAGCGCAAAACTAGGGCATTGGTTTACAGATAATCCAAGGGTTGCCCAAAGTTATGCAAACTATGCAGCTCAAGATGCCCCTGTTCTCAGATTGGTAAAAAAGGCTGAGGAAGCCGCGCGCCGCAAGGATTGGGCTGCTCATGAAAAATACACAAATGAATATGAATCTTTAGATAACAGCTTCAGTGACATAGAAAATAGAAAAAGAGGGCAGAATATATTGCCTGTTCATGTTTCTATGAAAAATCCTCATATTGTTGATGCACATGGCGGAGAATTTAACGATCTTGAAGGTGGATTAACAAAACATATCCAATATGCAAAAAAACATAAGCATGATGGATTGATTATAAAAAACCTTGATGATGCTGCTGGTCTATCAGATGTCCCAGCTACACATTATATGGTTTTCCATCCTCACCAGATTAAATCTGCGATAGGCAACCAAGGCACATTTGATCCTAATACCCCAGACATAACCAAAGCCGGTGGAGGCGATGTGGAACAGCCAGATCAAAAGAACCCTCAGCATGCCTCTACAGAGCCACCTGCAGCAGCCTTTGAGATTGCACCCGGCAAGACATGGAACCCTGCGCAGCAAGCCTCATGGGAGCAGCTACACCCGCAGGCTAAGGCAGCCATCTCAAACAAGATGATCGGCGAGTTCCTTAGCCGCTGGCAGCGCAACACGGGCATGCATGGCGAAGTAAGGCCGGGTCTTGGTGGGTTTGGTGGGCATAGCAATCCAAACTATACTTTCCACCCATATAACCCCGAGCACATTGCGCCTGCACTACATGGTCTAGGCGAGCTATTCCGCCAAGATGCCATGATGGGTGCTCATGCCCATCCATTCGAAGGTAGCCAGCCTTCTGGTGTGGTTCGCGTTCATCTGCCTAAAGATATGCATCCAGATGAAGTTCATGAAATTTACAAAACTCTTGGAGAACATGGCCTTGCGGAAGGCCACTCAAGTGATCTTGGCAGGGGAACAATGGATATCCTAGCCGGATCAGGTGGCGAAGATACGCAAGAACACGCAAAAAACATAGACAAGGTATTAGGCGGGAAGTACGATGTATCTGCCTACCCTACTAATATTTCATTTCCAGAACACGGAGCAAATTATGGCATATCTCGGTCTCAGGTCAGCGGACCATCCGGAGCACCCACATCGTCACCCCACGGTGATCTTCAAGCCGAAGCACAAAGAAGGCTCACAACCCTCCTCCAAGAAGCCCACCGTCAAGGCGGTGGACACAAAGGCGAAGTAAGCTTCGGAGATACCTTATCACCCGGACAAATACACACTGACACCGTATCGGCAGCAATGCCGACGACTGTTAAGGCGTACAAAGGGCCCCCAATGGCAGGGCAGGCACGTACAGACGTGTCTCCCTCGCTCCATTCTGAAAAGAACCTCGATGCTAATGCCCAGCGCATGTGGAAGCAGCATCCTGCTAGTGGCGGCGAAGAGCTCCCCGGCAAAGAAGCCCTCAGAAAGCTAAATGATTTTCAAGTTAAAAACCTACTAGCATTGTGGGACAGAACACCTCCAGCACAGCGTCAAACAAGCCGGTTCTGGTACCGTGCCGCTCATGCTCTAGGTAATTCATATGCCGAGGATCATAAGATCATGCCTCGCGCAGCCCATGCCATTATGGCCGTTCTGTCACCTCAAAATCCATGGGATAAAAACGTAACGCAGGCCGAGCGCGTGATGGACGTTCTCCATCATCACCAAGATACGCCTTGGACTGCCGGCATGACTGACGTGATTCGCAATGGCGGCGCTGCCGGCAAGGGATTACCTCAAGATAAGGGCACAAAGGCAACGGGTCCGCATAAGTGGTCAGACATTGAAGGTAAAACCCTCAAGGAAGTGCTTCAGGGGCCTCATGGCGAGCAACGGGCTGCTATGTGGGTTCGTGCCTTTGATGAGGCGCACAATCCTACTGAATACCGTGCTGTGAGCCCTACAGGCGAGTTCATGGGTACTATGATGAATAAGTCAGGCAGTGCGCCTGATACAGCATCGTGGAACTCTTATTTGCCTATCCAGAAGGCTATCAGCGTCTGGCATGATCCAAGTGTTGAGAACATCAACCAGCAGATTGGCCGCAATCATAAGGTTCGTGAATTCTACAATGTTATCACGAACCCAAATGATCCAAATGGTGTGGTGATCGATACCCATGCTGTTGCTGCTGGTCAGCTTCTTCCGCACGGGTCTTCCGCTAAGGAAGTAAACCAGAATTTCGGCACTTCACCCGGCAAGCCCGGCAAGAAGTATCTCGAGAAGATCGGTGTTCCTTGGGAGGCAGGGTATGATCCCGCCAAGAAAACAGCCTCAACCGGGGCTACCGGTGACTATCCAGTTCATGCTGAGGCCGTTCGTCAGGCTGCATGGGCTCGAGGTGTTCACCCGTCTGAAATGCAGTCCGTGACGTGGGAGCGTGTTCGCACACTCTTTAGCGATAAGGGGCCAAAGGCTCAGAGGGCTGCTCGAGATATTTGGAAAGAGTACGCAGCAGGCAATCTTAATCATGGCGAAGCAGTTGATAAAATCTTCAACATGCTTGGTAAGGGTCAGAATGAGCGTGCTGCTAGCTGGCATGGCGCAGGTGAAGGCAAATCGGGTCTGGGTGATGTTAAGCCGGGGTCATATGTTCGCCCGACTAATATTACAGCCGAAACCCCAGCTTCTCCTCGGCATAAACTAGGTAAGTCTAAGCCTGAAGAAGAGTTCGCTCATGGTGGCGACGTTGACCGCGCTCTGCGACTCACGTTTCAATTGAATGAGCATTCGCCTGA